CTAAACAGCTTCAGGCAGCGGATACCTGGCCTTGATCTCCTCGACCTTGGCGATCCAGGCACTGTAGTCCGGTTCCACGCCGGCCTTGATCGCGTCGAAATCGGCCTCGGTCTTGAGCGGGTCACTCTCCAGCCGGTAGGCATTTGCCCGAGCCATGGCTGCAGCATCGTATTCAGCCTGCCAGCGTTCTTGCGCCTGCTGTTCGGCGGTCTTTACCTTGCTCCAATCGATCATCGCGGTAACTCCACCGGGCCGTCGGCCTCGATCAGCAACGGTTCAGGGAAGCGAGCAGCGGCACTGGCATCAGCGGCCAGCGGGAACCGCAGGATCAGCTCCAGCCGGCCGGCACGTCGCAGTGCAGGACCAGCGAACCACTCCGACCCGATAGCCTCGGCCGGCAGTTCACCACCGTCCGGGAGCGGAGTGAAGTCGAACGCCTGGCCGTTCACGGTGAGTACATCGCCAGCCCTGCTCAGCACTAAGCGCTCGCCGCTTCCCGGTAACGGAACGTACGGCGACAACTTGATAATCATCAGAACCACCTCCCCGTAGCAATGTAACCCGGCAGCAATGCCGCAAGCGAAGATGTTGTCGAAAATCCGTACCACGCACAACTTGACGCGCTCGCCCAGTATATAGATCCCCAACCGCGCCCAGAGTATCCGGTATTTCTGATCGTAGCGTCGGAGACTACTGGCGCGCTAACGAACGCAGCCGGGAACGTCAGAGTCGTGCCGACTGTTATGAACAGGCTTCCGGATACGCCGGTTACGTCTACCGCAGCAGCGTACCGGTGCCAGCATATTTGCGTCCCATCCGCGAACCGCACATACTCACCGTTCGCATCACTACCCCGCTGGATCACCGCGCCGGTCGGTACGCCGCTCGACTGCGAAACGGCGCCGAGAATACTGTCTCGCGAGTACAAAGCCCCAGTTGAACCCAGGGCAGGTCTAACTGCAGCACTCCCAAGCCCAAGGGACGTGCGCGCACCAGCGGCGGTTGCAGCTCCTGTTCCGCCGAGTGTTACCGGCACCGTGTCGCCGTCCCCGAACTCTCGAAGCGAGCCATAGCCGTTGCCGTCGTTCTGCAACTTCGTCGGTCGTACATCAGCCATTGAACAGCACCTGTAGGTTGAGAGTTGCGCCGCCGGCGGTATAGGCCGGCAGTTGGCCGTCAGGGTTCATCGTGAGCCGAAGCATGGAGCCATCGGCGAGATACCCCGGCACAGCCGCGGGGATGCGGACGTTCATCGGGTATGCCACCACGACGCCCGCGCCGTTGGTGACGAACTGGTCGTAGCCGGTGCTGCGCCGGACGAAGTAGATCGCGTTCGGCTCCAGCGCGGCTGGCAGTTGCGCGACGACCTTGTGGGTCTGGAGGACGGCCATTACCAAGCCGTCCCATTCCACTCGGCCGGGATCGGCTGGCCGTTGAAGCGCACCAGGCCAGAAGCCTCACCGAACTTGTCCAGCGTCGACTTGTTCGCGTGCGTGTGCGCCTGGGAAACGGCAGTGTCGATCTGCGCCGGCGTCGAGGTCGGCCGCCCATTGATCGCGTCCCAGTTGAGCTCGACGTCCATGCTTTCGTATTCAGCAACCTTCAGCCAGGCGCTGGTCGCCGGGTTCCAGGCGTACAACGCCGCGCCGGCATCTACTGTAGGGTCCGCACTTGCGTCCTGAACAAGGACGAAAATGGCTCCCTCCGGCTCCAGGGCGTCGCGGGCGGCGATATCCGCAACGAACAGGATCGGCGTGACGGTGCCGGGCAAGCTGGCCAACGCCTCGTTGATCAGCGCGTTGATCATCGCGCTGTTGCCGATCGAGCGCGCGACTCCCGCGCTGTTCGTCAGGTAGGACTCCGAGTAGCTGCCGTTCTCGACGAAGTAGAACGAATCGGGTTCCAGCGTACCCGGCAGGGTTGCCACTTTGAAAAATCGAATCTGGGCCATTTCATCACCAATCAGTCGCGCCCCATTGGGCACCGTCTACGCCATCCCTCCCGGGAGGCCCTTGGTCACCCGCAACAACCACAAGCACATCGGCCGGCGGCGTCACGGTGACCGCGTATTCCTGCATCTCGCTGAGCACAAGCGGCTCGCAATCAACCTCGATCGCCAGCGCCCAGGGCTCGGCGGCGTCATCCATCGCACCCTCCCCCACGGCTCACAGTGATCGGTCCGCTGTAGTAGCGATGGACCGTGCCATCTGGGTATGTCACGTCCACGTCGTAGACCGCCGACGCCCATGCCAACGCCGCGGTATCGGAGGCCGATATCTCCCGCGAGATCGTTCCGGCGCCAGCGATCTCAAGGCCGGAGCCGAGCGCCAGCGTCATCAGCACAGTCCCGCCTGGCGCGTCGCGGATCTGCATCCGTACCTCGGCGCCAGCCAGGTCAACGGGTGGCTGGTAGATCAATTGCCCGCCCACAGGCGCCAGCCCAACGGCTGAAAGCAGGTTGATCTCGACGGTGTTGTCGTCGATGGACGCGACCCGGTGAGGCAGTTGCCGAAGCCGGGCGCGGTTCAGTTCGGGCATGCCCTGGACGCCATCTATCCATGCCAGCCACGTGCCGGGCAATCCGTGCCCAGGGATGGTCAGCCGGACGGGAGCAGTCGGCGCGACCTGGGTGATCGGCCGATAGACCAGGCTCGGTTGCATGATCCGCATCGTGTCGCGGAACGTCGCCCCTTTTTCAATGCGCAGGGGTACACAGGCCGGCGTCATGCGGCTTCTCCTTTGGAGGGATCAAACGTAGGAATAGAAAGCGCTGGGGTCGTTGCGTATAGCGTCGCCGGTGAGAGGGTTGTAGGAGCCCTTGCCCCACGCCTCCATCTCTAACGGGGAAAAGCCACTAACATCCACATCAACCTGACGCGATCCGTGGGGGCCATGCGGGGTGAGAGCCACTCCAGCAAACCGACGGTCTCTACCACGATAGAAAAAAAGGCCTAGAAGCTTGTTTGAGTATCTAAGCACCGGCCACGCAGATTGGTCGCTTATCGTCGACGGACGCCCCGGGAACAGCTCAATTGGCGACGACCAGTCCAATCCTTCCGCATAACTGTCGCCAACATCAGGAGTAAGCAGGTATATATCACCCAAGCTAATAGACTCCGATCCACTCGCGACACTTTGACCAGTGATGCTGTCAGTCCATTGGATAGAACCAGGCCCATTAAGAACCCCGCTCGTAGAAAGCGAGTTGTACAGCGACTCTGAGGACCCGCCGGAAGAAGAGCTCAAGGTGTAGGAAAACGAAATATCTTCGGTCATGCTAAATGAGATGTGATCGCCAGAGATACCTGCCGAGCGCGACATCGTTGACACGATAGAAACTTCGAGCTTTATTAGTTCAAGGGAGCCAGACAATCCATACCACGCTCCAGCAGTTGACCTTGCGCGAAGTGATGCTGAAAACTCTCCGATTAGAACTCTATACACGTGAGGCGCCCACGGATGCCCCGGGTATGGCGGGGGTGGCGGCTCTCCACTGCTTTCATTGAACGGGCCGTCTGGGTCCTCCGGCGTCCCACGCCAAAAGCGGGTATGGGTATTCGGGTCAACATCTGTTCGACTGCTGTCGATAGTCTCGAATTGTATTCGCTCCCAAGGTGCAACCACGGACAGTTCCGCTTGAAAGCTGTTCGCGCCGCTCGCACTCACACGCAACTCAAGCATCCCACCAACACCAATGAATCCACTCCCAGCGGTCTCTTGGTATCTAGCCAGGTAGAGACGGCGTGTTCCGTCGTTATTTACATCCAGAACTTCGAAAGAGATACCGTCCGGCTTGACGGGCAATCCAAGGTCTGACAGAGATATTGCATTGCTACTGACCGTCCCAGAAAACCCTGTAAATCCATCCCGAAACAAACAGCTAGCAGCTATTGTTTCGAGAAAAAAATTGTATTGAACGCTTACGCCGTATCGAATCGTGTAACCACGTATAAATGCAGGCTGTAAGGAAACCCCGCCATAAGCTTCGGACAAATCCGTTCCACGCAAAATCGCTCGGTTTAGCCACTGCTCATCTGGATCATCGGTTTCCACTTCAGGGATAGGCATGCCTACGTCCCAAAGGGCCGTATTATTTGCGAGCCTGACAGGCGGCATCTTCATCGTTCGCCCGCTTGGTAACGTCAATGTCGAATCAACGGCGTTGATTGGCTGTCGTATTAGGCCGTGCCATGGCCACCCCCATACCTGCGGAGCTTCATCGAGCGGGCTATTGGGAAACATCGTTCGCGTACTCCATCACAACTTCTGCGCCTGACGCGTCGGTCATGACGATCTTCTTCACGCTGCGATACCGGAGCCAGGCCAGGCCATCGCTGGTGGGGATTGTCTGCAGTTCGTAGTATTCGCGCTGGCCAGCATCTTCCTCGATCAGGGGGCTCGCAATACCGCCACCCCCGCCGATCTGCTTGCCAGCGGGGTTGTAGTCCGCCCGCCCGCGCTTTGCATCCAGGGCGCCGCGCGGATCGATTTTCCGCAGCGACCGCGCCTGGCGTTCCGGCTCGATCAGCCGGTTGAGCGCCGCAGTCAGGCCTTGGTCACCGCGGCGCTCCGCTTCAACCCGTTGGCCGCCGGCGCGGCGGATCGCTTCGTTCCTCGCGCCGATGCCGCGGCGCTCGTCTGATAGAGCCATGATCCACCTCCGTTATGCCGGCGCAGGCATGTCAGCGAGTACAAGCATGGTCATCGTCCCAGCGATGGCGTCGTAATACACCCGCGCCCAGGCCTCACCAGCTAGGTCTATGCCTCGGATCTGGAATCCATACTCGCGGGTTGAAGCCCAATTCCTCTGCATCCCGACGATGAACGTCCCACCCGGCAAGTCGACGCCACCCGCGGTCCCGACGAAAAACACTGAATCTGCGTTCCCCTTGACGTGCAAATCAAATTGCCGAGAAGAGGCTGTCTCGATATCGACAGCCCCGATCTCGTTCTCAGGAATGTTACTCAGAGGCGCCTCGACAACAGCGTGCTGCGGCCCAAGCGAGAAATTGCCCGCGCCAGTTATGTGCAGTACTTCGGAGGGAGCGCTTCCACCGCCGCCGCCCTGCTTCACCCAATCCGCCGCAGAGGCCGTGCCCTTGGCAAGGTATTGGTCACCGTTTGTCGTGTTTACGTAATGAGCGCCCACGCTGGGCGGGGCCGAGGGTGGAGCGCCAGCACCGGACAGGACGTGCGTAACAGTTGCCATCAATTGTTCTCCATGATCAGGTTGTTTCCGGCGCCATCGACGAGAGCCGAACCGCTCGCATCGACCAGGGCTCCTTCGGGAGTGCCGCCCTCAAGGGCCGCGATTCGCGCTTGCAGTGCCATGAGATCGCCGGCCGTGACGGCTGCATAGATCGCCGACCCCGCCGGCCAGTTGCCGTCGGCGGTGGCTTCCTGGGCGCGCTCGATCGTCACCACCCCACCGGCGCGGGCGGTTGCTTTCACGATCTCATGCTGAGCGCCGGCAGCATCCGCCAGCGTCAACAGCACCCAGTTACCGCCAGAGAGCGGCAGCAGCGCGGCGGCAGCATCCGGCACCGTCAGGCTCAATTCGCCAGGCGAAAGGCCGGCGCTCAGCGTCGTCTTCCAGTTGTTGATCCAGGCTCTCGCCATCGCTACATCTCCAGTAAGTCGTCAGGCACGGATACCCGGTAGGTGGCCGCAAGCTCCGGCGCATGCTCGTCCCGGTAGGTCTCCGGAATGTCTTTTGCGGTCACCGAGAAGCGGCGCGGGAACAGCTCCAGGCTCGGATTGATGTCGAGATCATTCTCTGTCCAGTTGCCCGCGAACCCATCCGCTTCGTCGTCATAGATCGGGCTGCTGTTGCGGCCGCCGAGTTGCGTCGGTAGCTGGCCACCACCAGACGGAGGGCTGTCAGGAGCAACTGAGCCAGACGGAGGCGCCAGCGCATCAGCGGCGCCACCACCACCGCGCATCACCGCGATAGAGATCGTGGTCAGGGCGCTTCCGGATGCGAGATCGAGTCGGTCGACAATCCGCTGGCACTTGCCCACCGCGCGAGCGCCCTGATCATCGAGCCGGATCGTATGCACAAGGTCGATCGGCAGGACCATGCTGGTGGGCACGTCCCACGTCACAGTCGTCCCGCGGTGCGCGGCGATGAGCGTCGTGGCGCCCTGGGCCAACAAGCAGTTCAGTGCGGACAAGCGCCGGTTGTCGTCCTTCTCATCGCTGTGCCCTGTGCTGCCGCCGGTGATCGGATCGCTTTCCCAGCCCGAAGCCTTGTCCGACTCGATCTCGAACGAGGCACGCTGCCGACCGACAATCGGGCCGGTAGCTGCAACGCTCGGCTGCACTTCCATCACCAGCCTGTAGCGCTCGGTCACGGACTGCACCCAGCGCCGGCCAGCAATCCAGTTGCCTCCGAGCAGCAGCTCGGTGAAGTTGTTGATCCAGGCCGCCGGTGGGTTGCAGTAGACGCCCGTGGGCGGCAGCGGATACCAGGTGGCATAGAACAACGTCTGGCCGCTGCTTTCGGTCGCAGATGTGATCATCTCTACGTCGGGCAACTCGGTATCGTCGCCGCGCCAGTTGCAGAACCCAGCCTCACCAACAGCGTTCCCTGTGCCGGGGTGCTGCCAGCTATACGAAGCGTTCAACTGCCAGAGCCGGCTGAATCGGTAGTCGCACTCGATCTCGATCCTGTTCGTCTGCGAGCTCAGGTCGGCCAACTCGACCGCAAGCGATCCGTATACCGTAGAGCCTTGGCCGAACTCGAAGGCAGGAGCCACCGAAAGCCATGACGTGACGCGGAGAGCACCATATGGCGAACAGTCCAAGCTCCCAGTTACGCTGGTCAAACGCTCCTGGGCGTAGTCCCACCGCGAGCGTCCATCGACCGGCTCGAACACATCTGCGGACCAGGCGCCGACGACCAGGGCGTCGATGGCCGCAATCTCCATGGCCTCTACACGCTGCTGCAACTGGTCCGTGCAACTGACGTCCAGGACGCGCCGAACAGGATTCCAGGCTGGCTGCGTAACCCTTCCCGTAAACCGCCGGCCCTGACTCAGCTCCCCGGCGGTCTCCGTTGCGTAGTCGATGGTTACGGTTCGGCCGATCCAGTCTGTAGGGACAACAGGGCCGTCGCCGAGATAGATCGAAAAGGACGCGACGCCAGCCGCCCCCTCTTCACGATCGACCTCGATCTCCCCGGTCAGGAGCGGTGTAACGTCGTCATCGCCAACACGCACGATTGCTCGCCATGTGAAAGCGTAGCCTGGGATGATCGGCTCAGGACCAGGCACAACGGATTGAGCGGCCGAGTTCAGCGCAGCGCTATTGAGCGGTCCACCGTTGAGCATCAGATTTCCTCAGCGACAATTTGCCAGGTCCGGCTGTTGTTCGAAGAATCAAGCGCTTCAGGAGGGACCGACGCGAAGACGTGGAACAGCGGCCACCACTCTACGCGGTAGAGTTGCGCGCCCGGGATCTCCGACACAGTTACCACCTGGCCGGCAGACGAGACGTCCGTTCTGACCCACTCACGACCGACTAGCGCCAGCCCCCATGGACCGGCGTCCGGCCGAACCTCGCCCGGGATGGTGAATACTCGGTCGGCGGCAGTACGACCCGAGATGCCAAGCGACGCATTGCATCGCAGCTCCAGCGGGCTGTCGAAGTCGAGCCCAAGCATCCCCGTACCGATCCATCCTGAACCGCTGATGGTGATTGCCGTCTTGCGCCAGTGCGTCATCTGTACTGCCGCACCTCCGCTGAGCCTCAATCGCTCGACGCCGCCATCTACAGCCTGGTACTGACACTGCGGGGCGCCACCGTGTATCACGATCGGTATTCCCCCGAGCATCACGTTCGGAATGATCATTCCCAACTCCATAAAAAAGCCCGCGCGAGGCGGGCTTGGTCATTTTGGGCGCGTCCGCCCGAACTTCGAGGCGGCCTTGCGTATATCGCGGAGCGTGTCGTGGGTTCCGTAAACAGTAAACCCGCTATCCTGACCGCCGAGGTTGATAGTCAGCGATCCCATGCTCTCCATAACGGGGCTGCGGGACTGCTGCAACAGTGCCGACGGAACATCCGGGATACTCGGGAGCAGCCTGGGAATGTTCACCCCGCCACCGTCGGCGAACCTCGGAACGCGCAGGCTGTTGAGCCGATCGAGCACATCCGGACCGTAATGGCGAACCGCTGCTGCGCGAACAACGAACTCGCCATTAGACAGGCGAGCCAGGATGCTGTCGGAAGTCCCCGTCCCTGGCCCATTGATCCGGCCGCCGCCGGCAAAGCCAGGCAGCTTCGGCGCCCCCCCTCCACCGCCCGGCAATCCCGCACCAACGCCCGGCACAACGGTAACCGGGATAAACATCCGCTTTGCGAGATCCGCAGCTACCGCATCCAACTGAGCCTTCAGTGCATCAACGCTTTCGAAGTCCATGCCGAAGGACACCTGGACGTTCTCAACATCCTTGATCCGCTTCTCCAAGTCGGCCAGGTTCAGTTCGTTTACCTGCTGGGCGGCCTTGGCATTTCCCGCCTCAACCTCGGCGGCCTTGTTGGCGATCCTCTCCAACTCCTTGGCCATACCGGCAAACCCGTAACTGTTCTCTCCTGCATCCTTCAATTGCTGGAGCAGCTCTAGCCCACGCCTGGCTTCGTCAATCGCCTTGCTTGTGTTTCCCGCAGTAAGAGCATTGCGGGCATTCGCAGTTGCGCTCCCAACATCTCCAACGGATGGATCACCGGCCGGCGCACTAGTGATCCCCTTCACCAGATCAGCGAACTCTTTGCGAACCTCAGCCTGTTTCTTTAAGGCGTCCTGTAGCACCTTTGTCGACTGAGCCAGCGCCGCTTTTGCCTGCACGGCCTCCGTCTGGAGATCTGCAATCCGCTGATCTTTTGCCCGGCGCAGCATGTCGTTTTGCCGAGTAATGATTTCCTGCTGACGTGCGGCTTCGGCGGACATTGAGTCAGTCACAGCCGCCTGTCCCTTACGGATCAGATTGTTGGAACTGTTCAAGTTCTTCGCGTAACTATCTAGCTTTCCGGCCAGCCAGTCGGTAATTCCAGATTCCTTCGCCATCCGGCCGAGGGCCTTGCGCTGCTCATTCCAAACACGGTCCCAAGCCGCGCCGACTTCTGGCGCGAACTCGCTGTACTCCTTCCTCAGCTGAGGCAGTACATCACGCAAGGCCTTGACGATGACTTCGGCAGTGATCTCTCCATTTCCAGCAAGCTCTTTCAGTTCGCCGGACGTCACGCCGAGCGAGTCCGCCAGGGCATTAGCCAGCCTCGGGGCGAAACTGATTACCGAGTTGAAGTCCTGGCCTTTCAGCTTCCCGAACGCCATAGCTTGCGACAACTGCCTGACGGCATTTGCTGCTTCGTCTGCTGACGCCCCCGAAATCTTCAGGCCGAGCGTTACCGCCTCGGTTGTCTCAAGAGCAGCCTCCTGCCCCATTTTGAGTTCCGCCAGAGGACGCTGCAGACGACTGTAGAGAACGATCAGGTCCGATACATCCCCTTGAGTATCATCGGCAACTCGATCAAGCTCGATTTGCGCTCGGTTGAACTCCTCCTGGGACGCAGTGGCCAGCCGCAGCATCGCATCCAGCCGGGAGATTTCGTCCGACCCCTTCACGGCGTCTGACGCCAGCTTTACGAGGCCCGCCGACACTGCTGCAGCCGCCCCAACCGCAGCGCCTCCGCGGGCGAGCCCAGCAATGTTCGCGACGCCTGGCGCTCCTCCCAGCCCGTTGCCAAGGCCAGACAGAATGTTCCCACCAAGGCCATTAAGCCCCTGGTAGCCGCGCGCCACTTGCTTCAGCTCTCGCTGAGTCTCGCGCAGCCGCTGATTCAGCGTGTTTTGCGCGATGCCTAGCTCACGACTGGTCAGGTTGCCATTGGCTCGTAGGTTCTGATACTGCAACTGTAGCTGTTGCAGTTGCCCGGCGAGAGCCCGATAGCGACTGACCCCAAGATCGCCTCGCGCGGCCTCAAGCGCCTGCTGGCGGGCTGCTATGGCGGACTTTTTCTGCTCCGCAACCAGCTGATTGACAGCGGCTCGCGCTTCAGCCTGCCGGCGGACTATTTCATCAGCCGTGCGGCGCTGCTCCGCTGCAGATTGGGTAAGAGCCGTGCGCTGCTCGCGCAAAGTCGCCAACAACGCCTTGACCTGGCCCTGATAGTTGGCTGTCGCGATAGTCAGTTCGCGAGACGACAGCACCCCGGAGTCGCGCACCTGCTGATACTGTCGGCGGAGTTCAACAAGAGCCTGCTGCGCATTCTTGATCGACGCCAGTCCCAGGGCGTTCTTTGCCGACGACAGAGAGCTATCAGGTCGATTAGCCGGACCTGACATCTCCTGTCTCAGCTGGCGCAGTCTGCCCAGAGATTGATCGACAGATCGCCTGTAATTGGCCTCGGCTTCTGCACGCTGTTTTCCGGAAAGAGTTGCATCCTGGCTGATCAGCTGATACTGGCGGCGCAGCTCAACCAGGGCTCGCTGCTCCCGCTCAAGCTGCCCAACCCCCAGGGCCTCGCGCGCAGCGCTCATCGCCCTGTCTGCGCGACCGGCACCCAGGCGCCGGGTCAGTTCATCGTTTAACCGACGCTGCTCTTCTGCAAGCCGCTTGGTGTCAACTCCAGCGTCACGCAACTCGCCTCTTCGGCTCGCGATAGATGCTCGAAGAGTTCTTTCGGATCGCTCAAGCCTACCAAGTTCCGCCAGGGCATCCCGGTAGCTAGCTTGCAACGCTCTTGAGGGGGCTGCCGTCCTGGCCAGTTCGTCCCCGAGGCTGCGGACATTATCCCGAGCGCGGTTCATCTCGCGCTGCGTACGCTCAAGCGCGCTCTCTAGGTCACGAAATGCACTTATCTGGCGGAGTGGTTTCTCAACCACCCGAACAAGATCAGCATATTCCTTCTTGAACCCTGAAACCTCACGCAATGCGCTATCGAGGTCAGCCACAAGACGAATGCGAACATCAGCCATTTTTATCCGCCTTCAGCGAGTTCAGAAACAGGGACCAGGGATAGTTCCAGGCGAGGTGGTGACCGAGACGAATCAAGATTCCAACAGTTGAGTCTAGGGCTCTTAACGCTTTTGACTTGGACTCATCAGCCGGTCCAGCATGCCGAAAAAATCGGGGTTCATCTCCCGGCAGTGCTTAATCAGCAGCGACAGCTCGCTTGGTCGCATAATCTCTACGTCGCCCTCGCTCAAAGAGGTGAACGTCGGAATATCACTCAGGCGCATATCCTTAAATAAAGCCTCAGTTATCAGATCAGAAGATTGCGGTGCACTGATCAGTGCACGTACATCAGCAACACTCAGTTCACGAACGATCACTTCCGCTTCACCCACTTTCACAACCTTGCTTGCGGTCATCTCGGACATTTCAATCCTCCAGAAAGCACAAACCCCGCCGAAGCGGGGCTGACTAGAATTTTGGGGTCAGTTCTTATGGCCAGACTGATAGGAGCCCCGCACACATCCATCTCGGTCAAACGAAACCGTAGTCTGGTCAACATACTTGTCATTCCAGTAGGTGACAGCGCCCGCACCGACAGTGCTGCCGTTGCGGTTCACCTTCCCGTAGATGCTTTCCACATCCTCCCTGGACATGCCGGGAACCACCTTTCCTTGTACTTTGGCCTTGCGCAGATCCCGCTCGGACAGGCCAGTCGAGCAGGTAACACTTGGCGCCGACCCTCCAACAACTGTCACGCCACCACCCGCCACTCCTGATGCCTGATGGCCGCCTCGATAGGTTCGCCCTGCCGACGGCTTGGGTTTTGCCATCACCGCCGACGCGCCGGTACCGCTCGGGCGCTGGTTCGTGGCTGACACAACATTGTCCAGCGTCTGATTGGCCGGGCAGTTCTGTTGCGTGAACGGGAAAAATCCGTTTCATGGGGTAATTCTCCGTAGGAACTACCTCACACTTTAGCATCAACGGGCCATTACCAAGAACAGGCCTATGATCAGGTGGGTTTCTTGGCGCACTTCGGGTCTTTAGGGTCTTTCTCGGTGCAACTCCAGCCAGACGGTTTGAACGTCACCCTCCAAGCGGCTTTGTCCAGCTCTTCACCGCCGAAGAAGCCTGAATCGTAATACTCTCCAACCGGCGCAGGCACCGCGGGCGCGGTCCCATTGGATACGAATCGCACACACCCAGAATCAATAGAGCCTTTCCATGCTCCAACTGGATGGATATTTTTGTACTTATTTTCCTTGAGTAAAACAGTCTTTCCAGAATCAGTACGGACAATGTATCCGTCAGTCCACCCTCCGCTTTCTGCACAGACTTCGACAGTTGTCTTTTTTGACAGCGCATAGGACCTGGCAAACTCCAGATGCTTTAGAAACACTTCTTTGCCGGCTAGATGGTTGTTCCCCTCCTGCATAGCCTTGAAGCTCGGAACAGCCATGAATGCCAATACGGCCAAAAGCACGACCACGACCATCAACTCGATAAGGGAAAACCCGAGCGATCTAGAGTACATTTCAACCCCTCCCTAAATGGCGCCACTGTAGCACCACGCCGCCAGCCCCACACCCGGCGTCCCTGCCGGGGTATGAACGGCGTCACACCGTCGCCAGTTCCTTCTTGATGTTGAAGTACTTCGACTTTCCAGCACCGACCTTGGTTGGGTCCATCAGCACCTTGGCAGTGGCCTCGGCGGCCAGGAAGTCTTCGGTGTTGATCCAATCCTGCTGGCTCGACGGGTTTAAGCGGCAGAGGAAGTAGCGCGCCTGGATGCGCCGCTGGGTACCAGCGGCGTTCTCGCCCTCGAAGAGGAACTCGAACGTCTTGCCGCTGTTGGTCAGCGCCTCGATCACATCGACGGTGGCGGACTTGTAGGTCACCTTGATCGGTGTGGCCGCAGAGATCGCACCCCCTTCAACGATTTCGAGGCCAGCTCCGGTCATGTTCCAGTCGTCGAACTCTTCGTAGGTAGTGGTGCCGTCATCGCTCTTCACGCTGGTGATCTCCAGCGGCATGAAGTCGAGCGCGATCGTGCCTCCCGGAACGGCGGTGTGCGCTTCGTCGGTGTGGGTGGCAGAGGGAACGTTGGTGGCGTCGCCCCACATCAGGGCCGCCAGCATCGAGGTATGCAGTTCGCGGAAGTTGATCCCCAGGCCGACCGAGGAGATGCGCGATACCGAGTCGTACTCGCCGCCCTGCGGAGTGGTGGTGTCGGGTAGCGTGATCTCACTGCTCTCGATGGTCTGCTGAATGGTGGATACCAGACCTACCTTCTTGAAAGGCCCTGTAGTCCCTGCCTCGCGTGCCTTAAGCCAGCCGCCGATCACGTACGTCTCTTTCTCGATAGCCATATCAGGCCTCCTTCTTGATCACGCCTTCGCGGCGCAGGAATTCAACCTGGTCAGGGCTGACGTTGATCTTTTCGCCGGCCGCCTTCTCCTCGCCCTGGTGCCAATGCACCGTGGCCAGGGTGACCTCGACGGCTTTGTTCAGTGCAGCCGGAGGCGCGGCGTCGACCGTGGCCGGCACCTGGGGATCGCTCTTCATGGGTTACCCCTCGATGATGGTTTTCAGATAGACAGGGATTCGAATCACGGCAGCGGCCACTCCATTACCCGGCGGGTACGGCTCAGGCGCCCCTAACGTCAGCCCGGTAATGCCGCGATCTCGGGGCAGCCAGCGCAGGAACTGCCCCTTGGGGGCGGGCATCAGACACGCCAGAAGGTCTAGCTGTAGATCCTCCAGGGCCTCCTCATAGTGGTCATACCCACCTTGCACCGCACCTACCACGTCGAAACCGCGATGGAAGCGAACGGCGGCATCAAGATGCTCCGGCGGCTGCTCCTTGCCAGGCTGGACGACAATCAGCGGAAAGCCCTCATGCCGCTCCTTGACCAGCTCGTTAAACCACCCAGAAAGCACGCGAGTGCCCGCGTCCGTCCGGTATCCCTGGTTTGGCGTGATGGTTTGCAGGCGCGCCAGCAAGGCCAAGCGACCGATCGTGAGTACGTTCGGCTTCATGCTTCCTCCTCGATCGTTGCTGCCGTCAGCAACCAACCGTCGTTCGCGATGAGCTTTTCCACGAGATAGCGCGACGACCCGATGACGAAGAGGTCGCCACGCGATGCCGTGGGAACGTCCTTCGCCAGCCAACTGATCCCAACCTTGTCCGTGATGAAAACCCCATCAGGCCCCTCGTAGCTCAGGTTTCGGTCGACCTGCAGCGGTATCCCCTTGATCGGGGGGCGACCGATGCCGCGGAACTCGCCCACGGCATCAGATAACCGCTGTTGCCCACGATCGTGGAGCCGTTGGATCAGCCGGCCAAAACGGCCGGGGGCGCTCATTGCTGGATCAGCATCGCCGACGCGAAGCCGTCAACGGTGGCCTCGGTGATCTTGCCGAATGCCACCGAGTCGGCAGTAGCAGCGACTACCAGTTCCCCGTTGAGCACGCTGCACTTGGCACCCTGGGTCAGGCCAGCGGCAGCAGGCAGGCTCCAGACGCCGCCAGTTTTTCCGGCGAACGGCTCGCCCTCGGCGGCATCTACCAGCGGCACCACCACCAGGTCTCCAATCACCGCCGGCACGCCAGATTGAACGCCGCCAGCAGGCGCGATGAGAGTCAGGACGTTGCCGTCCTCCACATAGTTCTTCGCCATGGTTGATTCTCCTAATGGCAGAAACAGAAAGCCCCGCTAGATGCGGGGCTCGGGAGTTGGCACCGATCAGGCACCGTTGGATTTCTGCAGCCCGCGGAAGTCCAGCGGCGCCACGCCGGCGTCGATGCGCACCTTGCTGGCCACGCCGTCGACAGTGAAGCCTTCCTGTTGCTCCAGGTACGGGGTATCGACGCCGTCCAGGTAGGCCACTTCGATGGTGTCAGAGCCTTTCTTGGCAGCCATGTACCAGGCGGTCGCCGAGGCATCGTCCAGGCGCGGCTCGCCGATCACCTGCGCGAATGCGCGAATCGGGTTAACGATGCCGCTATTGACGTCGGCGCCCGGCACGGACTCGGAGTTGATGATCTGGTTGGCCTTGTCCTCGAGTGCCACCGGAGTCAAAACGAAGCCCGGACGGATGTTGAGGGGGCGCCCCTTGCCCTTCTCTACCTGGGCTTTCTGGGTGGCCATCTGGGTCTTGGCCTTGCTCAGGCTGTCGATGGAAAGCGCCGAAGCCGCGCCAGTGAGCAGGTTGCTGTGGTCGGCATGGAACAGGGCCTTGCCATCACTCATAGCCGGGTTACCGGTCAGAACCGCATAGACCAGGTCCCCGATGGTGGCCTTGGCCGCCTTGCCCAGCTTGAACGGGATATCCGAGAGCATCTGCAGGTCGTCGTTGATGATCGCCTGACGGGTGATGCTGTACAGCTCTCCGTAGGTAGCCAGGATGATCTGCTCGCCGCGCTCGCCAAGGGTGACGTACTTGTACTCGGCGCCCTCACGCACCTGACGCAGCGAGGAAAACTCACCCAGCCCGACGCGGCGCGCCGGTTTGAAGTCAGTGAGAATGCCGGGTTTGGTCCACAGCGGGAAGGTTTCTTCGGCCTCTTCCCATCCCGCCAGCACCGATTTGTTGGCGGCGTCCAGAAGGATCAGGCCGAAGTCGCTGGAAGTGTGGGTGAAGGCCAAGCCGACCATTTGCGGGGCGTTGAGCGAAGCCACGCCGATCCCGCGATCGACCAGCGAGGCACGGGCCAGTTCGCGGAGCGTCATGCCGTTGTAGGCGTTATCGGCCTGGCGCTCGCCGCGACCGATGCGGGCCAGCACGCTCGCGCGCACCGAGTCGCCCACCAGGTTGCCGTTGCCGGCATGGATGTGGGCGCCAGCGCCAGGGGTGGCGACCGGCTTGGTATCGGCGCCAATGGCAGCCAGCAGCTTCTCGCGTGCCTGGTCGACGGTGATGGTCATGTCGTTCAGGCAGGTGGCGAGCAGTTCGGCGTGCCCGGTGGAAAACGCGCCGAAGGCAGCAGTGATTGCGCTGCGGCGACCAGATTCCTCGGCGAGGATGCGGGCGCGAATATCGGCCTCGGTTGGTGCAGCGGCCACGGGAGCGGCCGGCGCGGCGGATGCCGGAGTCGGCGCGGGAGTGTTGGCCGGCGCGGCAGGGGTCTGGGCGCGCGGGGCCAGTAGAGTTTTCAGAGCTTCGGGCATGTGGGCGAACTCCTGCATGCGTTTGGAGGAAAGGTGAGCGGCCGCTTGCAGCGGCTCAGTGAGCTGGTCGGCGAAGCCGGCAGCGACGGCCTCTCGGCCATTCATCCAGGTCTCCTCCTTGAGGAGCGCCTTGATGTCGTCGGCGGACTTCCCGGTCTTGTTGGCATAGGCCATGACCAGGGTGTCCTCGACCTTGTCGAGCAGTTCGGCATAGCGGCGCATGTCGTCCGCATCGCCGCCCTGGATGCCCCAGGGCTTATGCACCATCATCATGGCGTTCTCGGGCATGTAGATGGTGTCGCCGGCCATGGCGATGACCGAGGCCATCGAGGCAGCCAAGCCATCGATGTACACGTCGACGCTGGCCGGGTGGTTGCGCAGTAGGTTATAGATCGCCGTCCCCTCGAAGACGTCGCCGCCCGGGGAGTGGATGTGCAGGTTGATCTTGGTCAGGTCGCCCATTGCCTTGAGGTCTCGAGCGAACTGCAGCGCGGTGATGCCCCAGACGCCGATCTCGTCGTACAACAACACCTCGGCGACGCCGCGACCGGCAGCCTTAATGCTGTACCAGGACTCATGCGGGGCGTTGGCCTCAGTCAGCGCCGACGCCATCGGCAGCATCAGGTTTTTATGGATCAGGGTTTGATGGCTGCCCATCGGCGCCTCCATTGTTGCTCTCGTTGGGGAAATCCGGGCCAGGCACGGGTAGGCCGGCGCCGTATCTGTTGACGAGTTCGCGAGCCTCGTCGGCGGTAAGCATCTTCCCGACGCCCAGGTACACCTTCTGCACCGCCTCAACTGGGTCCATCCCGGACTTGACCAATTGGTGGTAGGCATCCGAACTGAAGACCAGGCCGGCCGCCCGGTTCGCCTTGATCTCCGTCTCACGCGACTTCTTCAGCTCGCGCGGATCTCGACCACGGGCGCGGGCAACTTCCGCCTCATCGGCGAAGCCAGCCTTGACCAGCAACTCCCATGCGTTGGCCTCATGCATCGGGTTAATCCATGGCATGACTGGCCCCTGGTAGACCGCCGCGTAGAGAGTGCGGTGATCAACGTCGGCGGGCAGGCGCTCCTTCCGAGCCAACAGGTACATCTGCAGCCAGGCCCGATAGACCGGCCGGCACCAGTAGTCGATGAACTCGTGCTGCAGCAGGTCGTAGCCCAGCCAGCCCTCGACCAGTTCCTGGCGCTGCGCCGAGTAGGTGCCGTCGTAGGCCCTGGATACCGAAGAGTAGGTACTGCGAGTGCCGGCCCCGATCATCCGCAGTTGGCCGTTGCGGAAACCTTCAAGGAAGGGGTTCGGCCGGTTGCTCTCGATCATCCCAACGTCTTCGCCTGGCTCGAGGTCGTCGAAGACCATGCCGGGGGCGATGGGGATCGTTCGGTTCTTCCGGTCCTTCCCGGGCTCCACCGTGTAGCTGTCGGGGTTGCCCTTCTTGATATACATCGCCAGGGCAGCACTGATGCGCGCCGCCACCCGCTCGCTCTCCTCGTAGTCCTTCAAGTCGGCAAGGCGGATAAGCACTGCGTGCAACATCGGCACGCCTCGGTTCTGGCCGATCCGCTTGCGGTAGGCGATGTGGATGATCCGTTCCGCTTCGACGCGCTTCACCGCCAGGCTGCCGCCCAGCGTCTGCAGGTTGCCGGGGTGATCCTTGAGAAGGTGATAGGCCCTTTTCCGGCGCCAGGTGTCACGCTCGATACCCTGGACAATACCCTTCGACAGGTTGTTGTAGCTGAAGGGCAAGTAGTCGGGCTCCAGCAGCTCCAGGGCGAAAGGCACCGACGTGGCGAACGTGTAGTTCGGGACTCGTCCCATCAGCTTCTGCGCCAGGCCCTCGCCATCGCGCAGCCAGGTGCGGCACATCAGCCGCTCTACCTGGGGCCTCGTCAGCTCACCAGAGGTTTCCGGCGAGAGTGACCACTCGGCCCACGCGCTGCGGATCTCCATGGCCAACTCGGCATGCACCGAGCCATCCAGGCGCAGCGGCAGCGGTTCCACGCCGATACCACTTCCGCCCACCACCCTCTCCTCGAGGCGATCGAGCAGGCCGGTAACCAGATCGTGATCTTCGTCCAGTTTCCGGCACTGCTCTCGCATAGAGACCGCAGACTTCTGTAGCGAGGTGTCGGCGCCTAGCGGCTGACGCTTGGCCTTGTGGGTTCTCCCTGGCCTGGCAGCCTCATACGCCTGGATTGCCTCGCGAGCGGCTAGGCGCCGAGCCACCAGCTCGGGGGCCAAGGGTTCCAGTAGTCGATCGATCAGGTTCATCAGCAGAACTCCGCCAGCGCTGGGCCAGGACGGCGACCGGCGGCGCGGTCCTGCTCTGCGGCTGCGCGGCGCTCCCACTCCCGGCGTCCGGCGCGGATCTTCTCGATATCCTCCATGGTGTGGGTGCGTCCGTTGAAGATCACTGTCCGACCTTCCAGTACGGCGGCCTCGGCCTCCAGGTATTTGTCGAGCATCTGCTGCGCTGTCAGAGCCATGGTCCGCTTCCAGTGTTGAGCCAGCCCTGGGAGGTGCTGGCATGGTTATCGTTCGAAGGTTGCTGTTGGGCGACCGGCTCCGGCACGGGATCAACGCGCACGCGCTCCAACTGGTCGAGGTCGAGACCGAAGCGCTGCTGGCTGATGCGCAGCGCGGCAAGGGCGTACACGAAGCAATCCAGCGCCTCATTGCGGCGCCCGCCGGAGTCCCATCGCAGGACGCGAACACCCTTCGCCATCACCGACTTTTTCTTCTCGGCGGTGATCTGCTTCAGTTCGTCTTCGTCGCAGATGTCGCTGTCGATCGGGAAGTGCACACAGCCCGGCGTCGGTTGCCACGGGATGGGCACATCAATGCGCAGGCGGCTGTAGATCAGCTCCTTCGCGTTATCGGTGCCCAGTTCGGTCTTGTAGACCTTGCGCTTGCGGCGCTTCGGGAAGTTGGCGATTGGCTTGCCGTATGTGCTGGCCCCGAAAGTCGGAACCACCCAGTGCACGCCATGCTTGATGCTCTCGGCCTCTACCTCATCGGAATAGTGGCCGCCAGCATCCCAGCACCAACGCTCGACACGCATTGGAACGCCATCAGCCCGAGTGAACTGCCGATGAATTTCCAAGCCCACCTTGCGCCGCAGTTCCTCGCTGGCCGGATCGCCGGTCAGAATGAAACGGTGAACAAGCCATGCCTCCTCGCCCAGGCCGAAAGCCCAAACGCGGCCCTCGTAGCGGTCGTCCTGGGTGTCGATTCCGCCCATCAGGACAAGCGCTTGCGGCGGCACCTTCGGGTAGTTCTCGCGGCGGGCATAGAGTGTCTGCCACTCCACCCGCTCCCCCTCGTCCTCAACCCATACCTCGCCGAGGATGGTGTTGGTGAAGGTCTTCAGCTTCTCGCGATCACCCTTGACCTTCAGCCATTCGTCGATCAGGTCAAGCCAGCTGGTCCACGTGCTGTACACGGCCCAGCAGTAGAATGCGACGGAACGCGGCGTCCTTATCGGCTGGTCATCCGGGCCGAACCACTCCATAGCGTCCCGCGTCCAGACCCCCGACACTTCGCACTTCCAGCGGCCTCGCTCGGAGGCAACCACCATTTCGTGGTGCTCAAACGTCCCGCTGCACCGCTCGTTCTCGCAGGCGTACCAAACTGAAGAGGCCTCGCCTAGATCGTTCGCGATGTACTTCACCCCAAAGGCGCAATCTTTACCGCCCCACTTCAGCGTCTGCTCATGCCCACAATGCGGGCACGGGATGTAGTACCGCAGGCGACGCGGAGACTCATCGGCCGCCTTCGTGATCTGGCATTGGCCCTCGGTACCAGGCGTCGATCCACGGATGGACTTCGGGTAAACAGCACCGCGCAGACGTTGGTCGCCAAGGAACGTTGGGGAACCTTCACCTTCAATATCGGCGTCGAACTTCGATAGCTCGTCATAGATCACCTCGTCGGCAGATCTCTCACGGTAGTTGCGAGCAGCCTTGCCGCCGAGCGTCCAAAGGGTCCGCCGGTTTGCAAACACCTTGGTGTCGAGCGTGTTGTCGCTATGCTTGCGGCCATACCATGGGGCCAGCGCCAGCAGCACCGGAACATCGCGAATCAGGCCATTAACGTGGCTCTTGCTGATCCCCTCGGCGTCTGGGTCAGTCGGGCTCCACATCAGCACATTACGGCGCTTGTGCTGAATCTTGTAGCCGATGTTGGCCATCAGCATTTTCGTGTAGCCGATGCGTGCCGACTTCACGAAGTTTACGACCCGAATCAGGTCGTTACCCATGGCGTTCAGGATGGCGACCTGAAATGGCGCCGTCTTCCACTTGCCCTCGTTGTACGAGGATTCCGCCGACATGTAGAAACCGTCGTCGGGATCTTCCGCCCACTCCACCGCCGTCATCGGCGGCGACTTGTACAGCCCCTGCAAACCTAGATCGACCGCTTTCCGTAGGTCATTCATCCAGGGTGGCAGAGTACTCATCAAGGATTTCCGGTAGGTCTTCAGCAAACTCCACGGCCAGATTTCGGGCCAGCGCTATCTCGCGCTCAAAGGCCTCCAGCACCAACGGCGGTGTATCGGGTATTTGGCTGCGGACCGTCTTGCAGACCGTCTCCAGTTTCGAGCCGATCTTGGACGCGATCCTGGCAAGAGCGAAGGTGGCGAACGGAGTTGGAACAAGGGTCTTCGCTTGGACCTGGTTCTTCTGCTCCTGGGCGTCAGCCTGAGCAGTCGTCAGTCGCAGGCGCTCCTGTAGCAATTTCTTTTCAGCGAGCGGGTCGAGACCTTCCGCATCTAGGCCCTCAGGTTGTTGTTTCTGGGTCACATGATCGAGGCGATTCTGTAGCACCGCCTGGGCGGTATAGAACACCTCGCGGCCGATCTTGGCGGCAGGCTCAACGCCCCATTTATCAAAGGCTTGCGGAGAAATCCCGAGGCTCGCGGCCATCTCGGACTTGTTCAGCCATCCGCGCTTTTTTTGGAGGTCTTCTGTGCTCATGACAAAACAACAACCAACCTCCGAAAAAAGGTCATACATATTTGGCGCGCGGGGCTCGAATTACCCTCTGACGGGGGCACCCCGGGGAGGACCCGCGACGCACCACTTTGGTGCATCAGTCAGCGCCTCGCAGCGAACCGAGCAGCAACGCCGCGCATCGCCACCTCGAACTCGCGCGGCAGGTTCTCGTCGGCGTACTGCTGCGCGATCTCGAAGAAGCTCAGCCGGCGGCGGTACGAAGGGCGAGACACGAAGGCCATGATGACCGAGACAGCATCCCGGCCTCGGCCTGTGCGCTCAGCAATGCCTATGGGCTGGCCCTTACGGGTCATGACGAAGTAGCGGCGAGCATTACCCTTCGCCCTGCTCCGTCTGCTATCGGTCGCGTTCGCGTTGTACCCGGCCTGGCTGAAGCCGCGGATGCCGCTCAACGCCTTGGTGACCTGGCCGCGCCTGATGTTCCCGTAGCGATCCAGGTCCGCGCCGGCGCCGGGCACCACGTACTTGCCTTCTGGCAGTATCCCCTTGGCCCTGAGCTGAAGTTCGGCCGGCTTGTTCCGACGCGGGCCACCGTAGACCTCAGGGGCAATCCACACCGATGCAGGCTGCGCACCGTCCGCTTCGTCCTTGAACCAAACCCGCGCTTCCAGCCGGTCTTTCCTGGCTGGCACCATGCGCAGGCTGTTCAGGGTGTACGGGGTCGGGCGGTCGAACACGACACGCATCTCATCGCGCAATCGATCCGTCAGGCCTTGCGCGGTCCGCGTAAGCGCAGTGGCTGTCGCGTAAGGAATCTGCCTCTGCTCAAGCTCAGTCAGGTCGGCGAGCTGCTGCCGGAACCCTTCCGGCTTGATACTGATCATCTTCTGCAATACCTCGGCAGGCCGGCGATGTGCTTACGCAGCGCCTCAATCATCAGTTCGCGTCGCTCGACTCCGGCTCGGAGATCAGAAACAACTTGTCCATCAGCGGCAGCAAGGACGGCTCTTCCTGCATCAGCGCTGCCGGAGGCTCCGGGAGCCGGGTGCATTCCGTCTGCGGGGCAGCGGGCTTTGACGTACACGACGCGAGCACCAGTGCCGATAGCATCGCGGCGCAATTGGTTTTCTTCATGGGAGGCCTGTAGTGCTGCTTGGTAGGTTCGGGCCAGGGCATCGGTCTGGACCTGCGCCTGGGTGTCGCGCTGGGCCTGCTGGGCCATGGCGGTGATCGTCTCAGCGGATTGCTCGACGGCGGCCTTCAGGTCATCACGCTGAGCAGTAACGTGATCGAGGCGCCAGAACACCAGCGCGGCTACCAGGGCGACCACCAACCATGGCCGCCAGGTCACGGATCGATCCTCCGACCAACCTTGAACATGAACGTCGGCTCTTGATCGAGCATCGAGTTGACGATGCCCTCGATGACCGAGAACAGGGAGACGACAAGTTCAAGCGGCGCCCACTTGGCGAACGCCAGCGGGCAATCGCTATCGACATCCCCCAGCCACATCGGAATGCCGTAATAGCTCCCATGGTGCGAGACGCCGATCTTTCGAGCTTCGGCTTTCGTCGTGAACCCGAGCATCATTCCCCCTTGAGCGCTGCGCGCGCCCATTCGAGACGCGCCACTCGATCCTCAGCACCGTTGTAGCCGCCGTTGATCTTCAGAGTGATCCGCTCGAATCGGCCTTGGTCAGCCAGGTCGTTTAAACCCCGCGACTGCCAGAACCAACCCGCGGCAATTGCTGCCCAGGTCCGTTGCTCCAGCAGTTCAGGCTGCGCCACCAGCGGCAGCGCCAGGGCGCGTGCAGCTTCCGCGTAGTTGTCGTGGCCGGTGATCATGATCAGGCCGCGTCCCCGGTATCGATACCCATCGCCCGTATCCGGTGAGCCGTTGCCCATCCGGTTTGCGTAGACGCGGTTCGCGATGCGCTCAGGCTGGCGTGCGTACTGCTTTGCCTCTGCCGGCGTGAACCGCTTCGGCCACGTCTTGAGCAGGCCTTCTGCGGAGTAGTTCAGATTCTCGACCAGACGCTTGAGGCTCTGGCTTTCGTGCCCGACCTGAGCCAGGAACATCGCCACCCGCTCAGCCGTGTTGATCTCGAACCGAGCCATGGCGCCGTTGATGTGCTCGACCCAAGTCGAGGCAGTAGCGGCACCGCAGCCGGTAGCGCGGTCGAGTTGATCGGCGGTGATCTTCATTCGCCAGCCCCCCGGCGCGGAAACTTCCAGTCGGCGATCCGATCAGCGAACTCGGCGATCTTCTTCACACCCAGGAAGCCGGTGAACACCCCGGCAGCAGTAGCCATGTTCTGCGGAAGGCCAAACCACTCAAGGACAGGAATCAGGCCCAAGGTGATCAGAGTGCAGAGCGTTGCCTCGAGCAGCGCCTGGCGCCGCGTTCCACCGCCGTAGATCACCCGGGTCAGCGCGACCACAAAGGACAGGCCGGCGGCGTACAGCTGCGGATAGTGCGCAGACAGCCACGCAAGCAGCGCAGCCCAAGTTTCAGGGCGTTCTGGCATTTTCATAGTCTCTGCCCCTCGCAGGGGTTCTAAAACGACGAAGCCCGCTCAATGGCGGGCTTTCGTTCGTCGGGTGGGTTCCGGGGCGGATCAGGCGTGAAACAGCTGCAACTGCCATTCGCGCTCGACCTCGATGATCTTCTGTTCGATGACGGGTGCCTTGATCTGCCATCGACGCAGGGTCTTGCCGGCCAGGCTGGCAATTCCTTTCTCTTGTCGGTACTCCGCCATCAGCTCGTTACGCAGGGTGGCGAAGTCCATCGAGCGCTTGAACAGTTGCTCTGCCATCCAGTTGAAGGCACGGATGTAAGCCTCTTTCCATTTGGCCGCCTCCTTGCCGGTGAAGCCCATGCACAAGAACGCAAAGCCATCTCTGGTTATGCGGAACGCTGGAGATTTCCGCCTGGCACCTTTGCCGATATCGACATCCACGATCATCTCCTCAAAATTGAGGGCATGAAATTCTGGCGAGCAATCGAGGCCGCGGATCGCCTTGATCACGTTGTCGTGCCGCTTTCCGAAACGCTCAGCCACCTTCAGCGAGGTCGTTACAACCTGGCCGTCATTGACCATCACCAGATCACGCAGGCCGGCCTCATCAAGATCAATCTCACTCATCTGATCCACTCCGCTCACCTGGAAAAGGAGCGCAGCGGGGCGGACGGATGAGCGGACATCCGCCTTTCGGCTGTACGGGCCTAGCTGCGTGTTGGCTTGCCTTGCGGCGGAAATGAAAGAGCCCAGCGCTATGGCTGGGCTCTGAAATAGGTGCGGGTGGATAGGGGCCACTACCCCGTGCGCATCCTGCGCTCCACCTGCATTGATTGGTTATCGCAAAGGGTGAAGGCCTTGTGGGTCGGTAACCCGTCACTTTGCTTACAGCCCGATGTGGCAGGTGAGACTGCCGTCTACCGAGTTTCGACCTTCGGAAACTAAAAGGCCCGGGAGAGGGGATCTTCCGGGCCTCCCGTCCATCTCGCTGAAAGCCAAGGAAGGAAAACATCGAGTCAGACGGGGGCCTGATGATGCCGCGCCAGACCTGACAACGCAATAAAAAACCCGGCGCCAGGGCCGGGTTTCGAGTGCGTCACGCTGCGTTCACAGCAATTCACGCTGGTATGAAAACACCCTTCATTCCGCGCGTAAAACTATTTCTTCAAGCGCTCTCGCGGAACCGCTCCAGGGCGCTATCGACCCAGCCTACCGCCAGCTTCAACGTCTCCCTCACCTTGGCCTCGCCGATCTGGTGTTCACGCGCGATGCGCAGGGCCGGCCACTTCGCGCCGTAGTAGAGCCACACGAAGTCGCCGGCCTGCGGCGCCCTGTCGATGAGTCGAGCAATGACCCGGTCGACGGCCAAGGCCATATCGTCAGTGACGTGGTAGGCCTTGGGGCTCGACATTGGCATGGCTTGGCTCATGATAGCGGCGGCCGGCGACACATACCCGGGAACCCCCATCCCATCCATGCGCCACCACCCCCACTGTTCGAGGAGATACTCGGTATCGCCCAGCAGCTTGTCCACGTAGGTTCGAGTTCTGCTCATGCCGCCCCCGGACCGTTCAGGCCAAACAGATCGCGCAGCAGCGTTTCCACCGCCGCGCCCTTCGCATTGCCGTCCAGCAACCAGAGCCGGCCATAGTCGTGAAAACCCAGAGTGCCGCGGTCGCCGTGCCAGTTGGCGATCATGACCAACAGCGCAGCCAAGGCAGCAGCACCGCCCACCTTGACCTGCGCCAGCTCCTGGCCGGCCACCTTGAGAAACTCCCGCTCCAGCCTGGTCATGACCTTGCGGGGTGCCATCGGTTGTACGTTGCTCATGCTGCTTGCTCCCGCGCGCCCTCGTAGTGGACCCAGTTCCGGGCCTTGTGAGTGCTCGCACTGAAATACTGGTTGGATGCCTTGTCGAACCACAGGTCCAAGATGCCTTCATCTCCGGTGAGGCGCTGCTTGCTGATGATCAGGCGCACATCGCTCTGGTCCTTGTAGTCGTCTCCCTTGGCCATCTCTTTGCGCTTGTTCCGCCAGACCGTGCACACGTTGTCGGCTAGGTCGGTGAGGATGGCGCCACCGCGAACGTCGAGCTTGCCCGGGGGCTTACCCTCGTCGTCAGCCTTCCGCGGGTGGGCGACCAGATGGACGTGGACGTTCATCTCGTGAGCGAACCCCACCAACGCCTCCATGGCCTGCTTCTGGCCGTTGTAGTCATCCTCGGCCATGCCGAGCTTCGCCAGGCTGTCGACGATGAAGTGGTTCACCCCGTACCGGCGCGCGGCATACCGAAAGTCCTCGAGCATTTCGCCCGTCTTCGCGGTGCCCAACTGGTCGTAGATCCATAGCTTGCCGTCGAGCCAGTCGAGAATCGCGTCGATGTAGCCCCTCGAAGGACAAGACATCCCGGAGGCCTGCCGGACCATCCGCTGAAGCGTTCGCCGCGCCGGCATCTCCATCGAGGCGATGCAGAACCGGTCTTGGCTGCCCTTGCGGTTCATGCCGTGGAAGGCCAGGTAGTTCAGCAACTGCGACTTCCCGTGTCCGCTCCAGCCGGTCCAGATCGTGACCTCCGAGGGCCGGAAGCGGATCTTGTTGGCGTAGGCGCTCCAGGGCAGCTCCATGCCGATAGTTTCCGGGTTCTGGTCGTAGAACTCAGCCTTGACCTCCTCCGAGTAGGAGCTCACCGACTTCAGGCGCTCCGGGTCGAAGTTCTTCGCCTTGGCGTAGCACTCCGCAATGTCGTCGGCGCTGTAGTACAGGGCATCCAGGGCTTCGTTGAAGTCCTTGCAACCCAGTTTCACCAGGCGACACCGATCACGCCCAAGGCGCCGAACGATCTCCTCGGTCGCCTGGTGGCCAGGTTCGTCGTCGTCAAGGCACAGGTAGATCACGTCGAAGCGCTGCAGGTTGTCGAACTCGTACTCGATCCAGCGTTGCTTGCCGTCCTTGCCGCCACCGAAGGGCACTGACAGCGCCGGGCGCCCGTACTGCCAGGCGGTCATCGCGTCGATCTCGCCCTCGGTTATCGTCACCTCCCGGATACCGTCCGGGATGGCCTGCCAGCCGAACAGGCAAGGTTCGGTATCCGACGACGTGGTGATTTTCTTCTTGCCGCCAGGACGTTCCACGCCGAGTTTCTTCCAGTGGATCAGCGAGCCATTGCGCAGGTACGGAAACACGATGTTCTGCCCGTCCTCGGCGATCTTGAACGCCTTGATGGTCTCCTCGGTCAGTCCACGGCCCTTCAGGTACGCCATCACCACCGAGTCCACCTTCGGCGTCGAGCACCTTGGCTTGTCCGGTCGCTGGTATGACTTCCGGCTCTCGACCGGCCGGATGAGCTTGGGCTCCTGCACGCCGAGGTAGCCCCTCGCTTCGCTCAGCGCCGTCGCCATGTCGCAGTTGCGCGCCAGCCGCCAGAGGTCCAGCAGGTCGCCAGACTCACCGGTGGCGAAGTCGCACCACACGCCAGCCTTCTCGCCGACGAGGTGAACCCCCAGACTCTTGCCCTTCTCGCCCGATGCATCGCCAGCACGCCACTCGGCGCCCTCCCGCTTGCCGCCAGGCAGCAGGTGCCGTGCAACATCGGCAGCGCGATCAGCGAGGCGCTTGGAAATATCCGACGGGGTCAGCATGCGCCCTCCCCGTCCGGCAAACGCTCAAGGGTGCTGAAGTCGTGGGTCCGAGTGGACAGCACCGTGTCCGTCATCTGCGGGTGCCAGAACTCGTGATCCTCGAGCTGGTAGCCCCTGGGCGGGATGAACGGGTAGCGCTTGCTGCCCACCGCCGGCTTCCGCGGAGTTGCAGATGGTGCGCTCTCCTTGCGCACCCAGTTGCGCCAGGTCGCCAGCCAATCGACCTTCGTGGCCCCCTTGCCGGCAGCCGAGCACCAGTAGTCCCTGAAGCCCTCCCCAACCTTACGCATGTCCGCCTCGCTGAACTCCGGGCGCTCAGTCAGCGCCCAATCCAGCCAGTCATCCGGCAAGGCCCAGTCTTCCGGCAAGCGGGAAGCACGCTTGGGCTTTTCCGTCGGTTGATCATCCCCGGCCTCAGGGGAAGGGCGACGCTGTTGCGGCGCCTGCTCTTGATCTTTTAAATATCCCTGTCCCTGTCCCTGTCCCTGTCCCTGTCTGTTGCGATCACTACCCGATTCGGGGTCGATTTGGGGTGTGATCGGGGGGCGATCACTACCCGATTCGGGTGGCGATCCCGTGGCAAGAGTTATTACACCCTTCTTCTTCAAGGTGCGCGATTGCGGGGCGATGCTTTTTAAAGCAGCAACCGCCTCGACCAGTTGCCCCTGAAGCCCGCTGATATCTACCTCCACACCCCAGCGACGAGCATTACCGGTGGCGCCCGAGATGGCATTCAGCAGCTTCTCAACCCAAGACTCCAGCGCCTTCTCAGCAACAACTGGATGGTACAGACGACCATCGCTGCACTTGACCCAGCCGCGAAGTACATGGGCCTTCACCTTGTCCCAACGAGCGCACTGGGACAGGTGTGCGAGCATCCGATCATTGTCGGGAACGCTGGCGGCCGGAACCTGGTGCCAACTGGCAAGCCAGAGAGTCATAGCAGCGGCGCGCTCGTCCCCAGAACCAAGCACCCAAGTCTCGGAAGTAAGCAATCGCTGAACGTCCAGTGGCATGAATGCGAATGTCGAGAGGTCGCAGTCAGTTGGGGTCAACGGCTCCGGCAGAGGGTGTAATGCATCAGGCGAGACCGAACTCATTCGCGCCCCCTTCTCAGCCGCTCAAGGTATCCCGGGCTGTGCAGTGGCTGCTCGAACCACAGCGGGTTACGTCGATCAACCTGTCCTGGGTTTCGGGCCTCCACGGCCATATCACTGTCCCATGTCGACCATGCCTCGCCATCTCCCTCAATAGCTGTGATCAGGTCTATCAGTTTGGAACAGAAGAAGCTCCTATCCGGCGAAAACCGGCTTTCGGAAAACATCTCTTCAATACGCCCCAGATAGACTTCTGGTTCCTCTACCTCCGCGTAGTAGGCCACCTCGTAATCATGAGGGGCAGCGGGCGAACTAGAGAGTTCCTCGGCAACCTTGTGCGGGGAACCATGGCTCCAACCAAGCAAGTACACACCAGGCATGATTGGGCAGTGCAGGACGAAAACAAAACCGAAATCTCTACTCATTCGCTCAACTCCCGTGCTTGAAGCAACTTCTCCATGAGCCGCTCAGCCAATACTTCATCGATATCTTCCGGGCGCCAGCCGCACAGCCGCTTCACCAACACCATCAGGGCGAAGCGCGCCTTGATGATCTCGAACTGGATATCGGCGATGTTTAGGGCAACCTCGGCTACTACAGGGGGATCGAACTGGCCCAGCAGCTCGAAGGCAGTGTCGATTGAGCACCAGATCTTGTAGGCAACCTGGTCGCTGCCGAACTGCTCGAAGGACTGCTCGTTGAGCATCACGGGATCGGACTGGTGGGCGACCTTGCTCATGCCAAGCCTTCCCTCTCCAGGCGCTGCACCAAGGTCCGCATCTTGCGCTTGAGGTGGGTGGTCAGGTTGCGCCTGCTGCGGAACTCAACGATAGGCAGGGCGTGGCGGTGAATCTGGATGGTGTTGGTCATGGCTCAGTTCACCCTATGGACTTTGAGGGTGTTCGGCTTGAGGCCCAGCTCTTCGGCTTTGCGCTTCGCCTCTTCGGGATCAATGCCCAGCCGCTTGGCCATCCCTTCCAGTTCGTAAACGGGCTCTCCGTCGTCGGTATAGCCATCCGGAACGGCAGGCATCAGCCCCATCTGCACAGCCATGTCGTGCATTTCCTGGCGGAACGACTCCGGGGCTGCGTCGTACATGCGCTGAAACGCAGTTGCGGCTTCTGGGGTATGCGACAAGCCGGACTTGCACATGCTGGTGTAGAGGCGGCCAGCGGCTAGAAACTCAGGAGTCACCTGCTCGGTGGTATTGCGCTTGCTTTTCTTGCTCATGACTTCACCTTCGGAGCCAGCCGGAACCGGCCCGGGAAATAGGGATGGGTGGCTTGGGTCTCGGTAACCCGCTCGCACTCGCTGACGAAGCGCTTGAAGACCGCAGTGATATCGCTGGTCGCCCAGACCGCGTACTGGCTGCCCTGGGCGTTCTCGTGGCCGTTGCGGACCATGCCCCAGGGCTTAGGGCTGATAGGCATCTGCCGAACCACTGCGTCCACCACGGTGGCCGACAGGCCATAACGGTCATTGATCACCTCACGGATGCGGGTGATCGGCATGCAGTTCTGCGGGCAGTGGTCCCAGACGCGGGATTCGGACAGGTCGTCGACCCGCTGCTCGACGCGCTCGATAGCGACCTGGTGCTGGGCCTGCTGTTGCTCGATCTGCTGCTGCCGACGCTCGAGTTGGACCTGCAACTGGGCATGCGCGAGCAACTGCTCGGCCTGAGTCATCGGAGGCCGCCGAGACTTCAGCTTGGCCAATACGCTTCGGCGAACCGACTTAGATTCGCGCATCCCGACCAGCATGCACTGGTCAAGGGTCAGGTCGTAGGTGGCGACCTGGTTGCCGTGGAAGGGGGTGTAATATTTTTGCACCCCCTCAAGCTCATCGCCCAACTCGTCTTCGACACGAGCGAGAAACTGATCGTTTCTGATCTTCGGTTCGCCAGCAGCCAAGCGAGCCTCGTTGACCATGTCCCGCAGTTCGATGGTGGTCATGGTGGCGGCCTGGCCGCCAATTGAGGTCAGGCCAGTCATGTCGAAGCCCTCGTAATAGCCGCATCTATTGCATCGGCTACGCCTGCATCCAGGTAGTGGTTCACCCGATCTACCAGGCCCTGGTCTTCCACTCGGTCTAGACTGCTTCCGGCAAACTGGGCGGACACCTTGAGCCAGTTGAATATCTCGCCCATGAACCCCGCGAACTGGCCGCGTTTGACAGTTTCCTCTTGCTCGTCCGAAGGGGCTTTGGTGATCAAATCGCGCACCATGCTCCTGAGCACCTCGCAAGCCATCCAGTCGTCCACATCCCGGACATACTTCAGATAGATGTGCGCGATACTCTTGCCGGCCTCGAGACCGGTGAGGTAGCTACCAGTCAAAGGAACATCCCACATTGAGTAGCGACCATGGTCCTTGCCTACGAAGGGCAAGCGCTGCCAAGTTTCCTTGGCGCGCGGGTGGAGAGATATCCCCTGTGGCTTCTTGCCTCGACGAGGGCGTTTTGCATCAGACACAGAGCTCATGCCGGCACCTCCAGCTCGGTCAGCAGTTGGATCAAGTCCTCGCCAGCCAGCCCGGCGATGGTGATAATCGACAGATGGATCGCATCCACCTGGTCGGCGGTCAGGCGCGGGCCCGGCTCGAAACCTTCGAAAGCCAAGTCTTCGCGAACTGCGGTAGCCAAGTCCTGGATGGCGCCGATGTAGCTGTAGAGCTGGTCACCGAGCGCTTTCGCTCCGATGCGGCTAGTCATTGGACACCTCCCCACCCTCCAGGGCCGCACGGACCAGGGCAGTGGCTGTCTCGGCCGCATGAAGAAGTAGGGCTACGCGACGACTAACACTCGGCTCGTCGAGGATGTCGAGGAGCCCGCCTTGAATCGCGTCGAGCAGGCCGACTGCGCTGTCCAGTGCGCCAGACATGGCCCCCAGCAGGGCGAGAGTATTGAGTTCCTGAGAGAGCAGCGGCTCGCCGGCATCGTCCATCGCCCGGGTCATTCTCAAAAGAATCAGGTGAACCGCCTCGCTGATGTCCTCGGCGGCGGCCAGAGCCGCGTCAACCGGCCGGTCGGCAACAATGGAGAACAAGAACTCATCCCCGTTGAGAGGATCGAAGCAAACCTGGTGGTCAGTGGTAACGGCGCAGGGGACTTGCGCGCTTTGAGTTTTCTGTTGCATAGTTAATTCGTCCTTCGAAAGACAAATTGATATCCAGGCAGTCGCTCCAACGACTACCGACTAAAGGCCTCGCGAAAGCGGGGCTTTTGCTTTCAGGCGAAAGCCTTTCCATGGTTTTCGTGAAAGCCATACTTGCGATTCGCTTCCTCGCGAGCCGCGATTGCGGCACGCTTCTCCTCGAAGTAGCCGAGATGGATGAACTTGCCGTCCACCTTGATGCACGCGCGCCACTTCTGCTTTGCGCTGGACCAGCCCACGCCAGTGATGCCGCTGGAGTTTGCTACCGAAACACGCTTGTTCCGCATGTTCTCGCGCCGAGTTACCTCGCGAAGGTTCTCGATTCGATTGTCAGTGCGAATGCCATTGATATGATCAACTTCGACAGGCCACTCCTGCCGGTGAAGAAACCAAACAAGCGTGTGGATTCGGAAGGAGTGACCATCAACCCAGGTCTGCAGGTATCCATTGCCGTTGATTGAGCCGGCGGGGCGGCCAGCAAAGGAAAACGGCCCCCGCCTTACCCTGTTGATCAGGCTCCCATCGCGATACTCGAACAGCTCTTGGACTCTATCCAGGGTCAGTCGCGGTCGTGGCTTGCTCATTGCTCCCCTCCCACACTGGATGCCTGCACAGCAGCATCAGCGCACTGCACCAAGTGGGAATCGGACGGCAGAATGGGCTCAAGGTCGGCGGAACTGGTGGCCATCGGGACGCTAGGCACTGCACGGGGGCGCCCACCTCCCGACGGAAACCGCTTCAGTTCCGTTGCCTCGAAACCGCCCCCCATTGCAGGCGCGACGATAATGAGGCGTTTTGACCTCAGCGCCTTACTGATTGCGGCCTGACTTGCTCCGAGGGCCTGGGCCGCCCCTTCCTGTCCGAAGCGGCCAACGAACTCAGCGAGTGTTTGGGTTTGCATACGTCCTGCCTCTTGCTTTGGAGGCAGAATAACCGGCGGTGCTATCCTTTACAATACCGCTGGTTCTTTGACTGCATAACCGTTGGTTGTTAACGTCTCGCCATGAAGAAACGAAAGCTAAGCCAGATCGAACTCAACGAATGCCAAGCGCTAAGGCACATTTATAGCGCGAAGCGCCGAGAACTAGGGCTCACGCAATCCTCCATTGCCGAGGCATTCCGTATGAGTCAGACCGCTATTTCGATGTATATGAATGGCAGCAATGCGCTGAATGCGGCCGTTGCCGCTAAATTTTCAACGATACTCGAAGTACCCGTATCCAGCTTCAGTCCGCGCCTAGCAGCCGAAATTGAGGGCATGGCAAAGGCAATGCATCCCAAGCCAGTACCAGATATCACCGACACCCTGGAGCCTATCCATCCGTGGGATGACGGCACCCCCCTTGACGATGATGAGGTAGAGATACCTTTCTACAAGGAAGTTGAGATGGCCGCCGGCGCGGGCCGAAACATTGAGCAGGAAATCAAAGGACGCAAGCTTCGCTTCTCCTACGCGACCTTGCGCGCAGCAGGGGTCGATCCATCGGCTGCCATCTGCACCAGGGTAGGAGGCAACAGCATGGAGCCCTTGATCTCTGACGGCGCTACTATCGGCGTTGATACGGCCACCAAACACATCACCGACGGCGAGATCTACGCCATCAAGCACGACGACCTGCTAAGGGTGAAGTTCGTCTACCGCCTGCCTGGCGGGGGGGTCCGCCTGCGCAGCTATAACCGAGATGAGTATCCCGACGAGGAGTACACCCCTGAGGAAATGAGGAGCCAACAAATCAGCATCATTGGCTGGGTGTTCTGGTGGTCAGTGGTTAGGATTCGGCGAAAGCTGTGATCAACAACAGTCGGCACAACGCACCCCATCCCACCAGTCTTTTTGCTCAAAGCCTCAAAGCCATTCAGCCAACCTGCGGTTCTGCGCAAGTTGGCATGCTCACTTAATGCCTGACGCCTCATTCGCCGCATTGTTCTGCTAGCTATCCGCAATGCCGGGCACTGTGCTCGGCACATGCACCCCCTGCAAGCCCATCCCAAGCAACACCCCACCTACCGCCCGCAACCTCGGCCGCCCTCAAGCAGGAAGCAGCAATACTCAATAATAAAACCGCAGGTGTTGACACCAATAAATAACCGCAGGTAAATTCTGTCCATATGTTGAAACGTGAGTGACCAACAAGGACTCCCCATGACCATCACCATCAGCACTGATACCTGGCAAGGCCGCCTCGGCATGGGCCTCGCTCCGCGTGAACTGGAGGCCACCCTGCATGCGGCGAGCGACCTGACCGCAAAGGAGATCGCCAAGCTGATGGGCATCGCGCCAGGGACCGTATCCAAGCGATTGGATGATGCGCGGTTCAAGCTCGGCGCCAAGACCATCCGCGGCCTGGTGCTGGAGGCATACAAGCGCCAGATCATCAGCCCCCTGTGCGTTGGAATCCTCGCCATCCTGGCGGCAGCACAACCCCTCCTCGATGAAGACCCGGCCATGCGGGCGCGCCGTGGCGGCGAAAGGAAGATCGAAACTCGCCTGACTGCTCGCCGCGATGGCGTGGCCTGGGTGGCGTGATCATGGCCTGGGACAGAAACGATCCTCTCAACATCCTGGCGCTGCAGCTCGACGGTGAACTGCGCGCAGCGGCCGACTTCTGCCATGGCTACAACGGGCCGGCACAGCGCGCTTTCGCCCGGCACATCCAGGGCCTGGGCAAGACGCTCGACGAGCTTACCGTGGCAGACCTGAAGGCGGCGGCCGCATTTGCGGACGCAGAACTGAACGACCTGCAACAGAGAGGGCTGATCTGACGCGGCAGACCGAACGCGCCGAAGCAGCCCAGCAGTAACCAACCGATTTTCGCGAAAGCCAACAACCGCGGCAGGCCATCGGCTTGCCTGGAGGAAAGCATGGACAACAAACCTCTCATCAAGCCCGGGAAGCTCTTCCTGATCTGTATCGCGCTGCTGGCCTATGCAGGGTTGTCCGTCGCCCTGGTGGGCGGTATTGGGCCGGCCCTGGTCAGCAGTCGCGACGACGTTCTGGTTTTCGCGGGATTCGCCATCCCCGGCGTCTGGTTGATCGCCTCGGTCTGCCTCGGCATCCACCTCGCCAACACCCGCCGCGAACAAGCGGCCACCACCAGCAAGGAGAAAGACCAATGAAGCGGATTCCCGCTGCTGCAATGCTGTGCCTGCTCGCCGTCCTCTCGGGCTGTTCGAAGGTGCCTGCCGGCAACGTCGGCGTGATCGTCAATCTCTACGGCTCCGAGAAGGGCGTGGAGACGCGCGAGGTCGGAACTGGTCGCTACTGGGTAGGCGTGAACGAGGAGCTCTACCTGTTCCCCACCTTCACGCAGACCGAAACCTGGGGCGGCGAGGAAGCGATCAGTTTCCAGACCGTTGAGGGCATGAAGGTTGGCGGCGCCGTCGGCATCACCTACTCGGTATCCCCCGACAAGGTGACGACGCTGTTCCAGAAGTACCGGGCGGGAATCGACGAAATCACGAACAAGTTCCTGCGGAACATGGTGCGCGATGCCTTCAACGATGTTGCCTCGAAGCTTCCAGTCGAGAGCGTCTATGGCGCCGGCAAGGCGGACCTGCTGCTGGCCGTTGAGAAGCGCGTGCGCGACCAGGTGGCGCCCATCGGCATCAACATCGAGCGCATCTACTACGCATCCGACCTGGTCCTCCCGCCGCAGGTCACGCAGAGCCTCAACGCGAAGATCCAGGCCACTCAGATGGCCGAGCAGCGCCGTAACGAGGTCGCCCAAGCCAAGGCCGAAGCCGACAAGGAACGCGCTCGGGCCCAGGGGGAGGCGGACGCGAAGCTGACCCTGGCCACCGCCGATGCGAAGGCGATCGAGATCCGCGCCCAGGCGCTGCGCTCGAACCCCGACGTCGTGACCCTCAATGCCGTCGAGAAGTGGGACGGAAAGCTGCCCACCTACATGGCCAGCGGCTCCCCGCTTCCCTTCATCGGCATCAGCAAGTAGCCCCTCGCCCAGGCGCCAGCGATGGCGCCACTGGAGAAAAGCATGACCACCAAAGCAAAGACCAAGAAGCAAGGCACCGCTCTCATCCTCAGGACCTGCAGTGCTGATCTCACCAGCCACGGCGGGTTTCAGTGGCCAGACAAGATCGGAGCGGTAGTCGAAGCCCCGGACTGGAAGAAGGACAACAAGTGCGGTCACGGCCTGCATGGATGGCTGTTCGGACAGGGCGACCATGATTGCAGCAGCACCGTAGGCGACGCAGATGCGAAGTGGCTGGTGGTTGAAGTGGGTCTCTCCGACCTGATCGCCCTCGGCGGCAAGGTGAAGTTTCCTCGCTGCACAGTCCGTCACATCGGGGACAAGGCAAGCGCAACACAGTTCCTGATCGCAAACGAACCGCGCGCGGCTGGCGTAGCAGTGATCGGCGCCACCCTACAGGCAGGCGATAAGGAACTCTGTCAGGTAGGCGCATATGGCACCGCCACCGCCGGGGACTGGGGCACCGCCACCGCCGGGGACAAGGGCACCGCCACCGCCGGGTACAAGGGCACCGCCACCGCCGGGTACAAGGGCACCGCCACCGCCGGGTACAAGGGCACCGCCACCGCCGGGTACAAGGGCACCGCCACCGCCGGGTACAAGGGCACCGCCACCGCCGGGTACAAGGGCACCGCCACCGCCGGGAACGAGGGCACCGCCACCGCCGGGAACGAGGGCACCGCCACCGCCGGGAACGGGGGCACCGCCACCGCCGGGAACGGGGGCACCGCCACCGCCGGG